TGTACAAGCGATAATCTTGCCGCCAAAATTCATCAGCTTCTGGCGATGATGCAGGAACCAGCGCATGTCGGCGAACACCACGTATTGCGCCCACGGCACTGCCGCATATGAACTGTTAATGGCGATAACCTTCTTGTCCCGGATCAACTCGAGGTTCTGCTCGAGCAAGGACGTTCCACCGCCAACGATATAGCCGACTTCCCCTTTCCAGGCCGGTTCGATACGCCAGGTCAAACGATCAGCCTCTTGTATTGCTGGATCATGTCGGTTGCGCTTGGCGGCAATACCGATCCGCCCGCCCAGCCCACGCCCATCCGGTTGTAATAGTCGGAAAACGTCACCGTTGTATCAACGTGCGTCGTACTGCGGATGGCTGGATCGCGCATTGCGGCAAATTTCTGCGCCCGCAATGTCTCGATGCAGGCCTGCGATAGCAAAGCAGGCGCTTCGTCGGGCAGATCATAGCCACCGCTATATTGAACAATCACCTCACCGCACCAATGGCTGCCCCATGACGAAAGCCCCGACACCAGCCACAGCAGTCCGGCTTCCATGTCCAATTCATAACCCGCCGCATCGAGCGACTGACCGCCGACCGTTATGGAATCGAATTGCGTCACCGGATACTGGCGCAGGTTCAATCCCCGCACCGGATCGTAGAACGACATGCGGAAATTCTCGGAAACCGTCAGCAGGGCAAAGGTGCGGTCGCACAATTCGCCGATCATGCGCGACGCCCTGGTGATGTTTTCCGCCATGATGGCATCGACCGCGGTGTTGCCGGTTATGCCAAGCGCCAGGTTGACCGCATCCACCGTGGTCAGGTCATAGTTCAGCGCGGTTGGCCCGAGGATGGTGAAAAGGGATTTTCTCATGGCTCATATCTGCCGGTTGGACCTATGGGGCCGGGTGGACCCCGTTCACCGTCTTTGCCGTGATTGCCTTTTTTCACGAACAGTTGCCATTGCTTCGAGTCGCCCGGCCTATCCTTGGCATCCTCGACCATGCAGACCCAACCGGAACCGCCCGACGAGACCATGTCGTCGAGGTGATAATCCTCGTCATGCTTCCATGGCCCGCGGTAACGCCCGCGCGATGGGCCGGCCCCGTCCTTGCCGTCCATCCCTGGCAGACCCGGATCGCCATCCCTGCCGCGTAAATTTCCGATTTTTTCCCAAGGCATATTGACATTTCCCATGGAAGGCATTTTCAAGATTTAAATTCGTATAAATCTCCGTTCTCGCTATTCAAATAAGCTTGTCCGACAAGTTTTTCGTGCGGCGGACCTTTACCGACTAAAACAGACGACCCGTCACGGCCATCCTTGCCATTCGCGCCGTCACGTGGTTTTGGCAACTCGGAAACTATTTTCTCTATTTTTTTGCTGATAAATGAGTTGAAGACATCGTTCGATGTTAAATTATCGAGCGCTGCACTCATGTTCATCAACTGACGGCGAAGCTTGTCGTTCTCGTCACTCAGGTAACGCAGATTATCAGCGATATCACCTTTACCCGGTAGCTTGGCGTCAATGTCGACAAGTTGTTTTTCTAATCGAACGACTTGCGCATGACACGGACTGATTTGGTTCTTGATGATCTCAGCAATCTCGCGCCCAATATTATCCTCAAGCTGCATGGCCCAGGCTCCTGCGGATAGCGTCGAGCAAGGCGCGCTGATTGATCTGTGCCGGCGCCGGCGTGGTCGGGTTAGGCATCGGTGCCGGTGCCGCCGTCAAAGCCGGCGCGTTGGCGCGATTGGCCAATGCCTCAAGCGTGAACATCTGCTGTTGCGCCATAGGCGATTCGCCGCCGGTAACATCGATGTAGCCCAGCACCCGCCGCGCTTCATTGGGCGACAGAATGCCCTTGCTCACCGCTTCCGCCAGCACCGTAATTTGCGTCTGCGAATCCATGCGGAACAGGCCGGTGAGATCGAATTCGGCGCGGTAGCCGGCAGCGGTCAGGCCGAGGCCTTCCGACAGAAGCGCTTCAACATGCTCGATCAAAGACTGTAGACACAACTTGTAATACTGCAGATCGAGCAGCTCCGCGTTTTGATAATTTGGCGGATCTTTCGCCCCGACCATAAAGGCGGGAATGCCGAATGCCGTGCAGATCGTTTCGTTGTTGTGCTTGAGCTGCTCGATCAATTGGCTGTCGACGGCATTCTGTTGTAGCGGATTCCACGTCACGCCCGAGCCGAGTACGGCAACGCGGCCTTGATTTATCCCGGTGTAGTTGCTGTTCCAGTTGTTTTGTAGCCGTTCCGCCGTGACTTGGTCGATATTTCCGGCCGCGGTGAGAATGCCGGACGGTCTTGCCGCATTGCCGAAGAACGATGCCGAGAATTGCTCGATCGACAGCCCGCGCAACGCAGGCGCGGTGGTCGAATAGAGCGGCGACATTCCCACCAGCTTATCGAACAGGCAGTTGATGCGATCGTGCATGATCTCATCGGCTGGCACCACCACACGATCTTGAGTAATGCCCGCCAGATTATCGGTATTTATTTCATAGAATATTGAGCCATCAGTTGCTTTCAGAGGTACGACCCGATTGGAACCAAGCACATGCAATGCGGTTACAACATTGCGGTTGTCGCGTTCCTTTAACACATAGGCATTGCCGGTACGCAGTTTTGCGATCAGCCAACTCTCGAAGAACTGTATCCGCGTTTGGTATCGGTTTGGCTTGTTGAGCACCGGCGAGAACGCGGCGGCGGTGGTTTCCTCCCAGACCTTATCGATTGGCGCCATCAATTTGACGCGCATCTTGGCAATGTCGGCAGATATCATGGAAACGCAACGGTACAGCGTCGCGTTCTGCAGCGGGTTCTCCATGGGCAGCGGCAGATTGCGCTGCCAGGCACCGGCAAAAGGTTCTTGCACGATCGGATACCAGCCGCGGTCGTAGGCAGTGGCCGGCAGCATCGGTGACTGCTTGCGCACAGAGACTTCAAAGCCGAGGATTTTCACTCGTCGTCCTCGGCCCGCATGTCGGCGCGTTGATAGCGCTTTTTACTTTTCTTCGGCGGCCGTTCTTCGTCGTCGACCTCGACCGCCAATTGTGCGAGCGCCAGGCCTTGAGTCGCATCGGACGCCGGCTCAAACACGTCGCCGGGCTTGAACCGCCGTCCCATGTAATCAAATTGCTTGAGCGCTCGCATCATCATTAGGTCACCGCACCGCCATAGGCACAGTTCGTCAGATAAAACACGCCTTTGTCACGCAACCGCTTCCACGTAACGAAACGCTCGGCACGAATGAGCAACAGGTTGTTCTGGAAGGCCGAGACCAGGTGATAGTTGCCCGATGTCGGGTTGTCATCGAGTTCAACCGAGGCTTCGGTCGAGGCCGAAATCTCCAGCCCGCCCTCGTCGGCAATCGCCACGGAAGGCGCATCCAACGCAACAACATAGCCAGACGGCACGTTGCCCGAGGTGATGATCTGCATCCCGGACAGCCGGTTGTTGTCGATTTCCGAGAACTGCCGAACGCCGAGGGTCGTATAGATAGCCCCGATTGCCGTCGCCAATTGCGGCTGCATCAGCAGCACAAGACTCCCGGTGTCGATATTGTTGTCCTGGAAGTGCTTCAAGATCTCCCGGATGTCATGGATCAGGTCGGTAGCTGCCGTTCCAGAAGCCGCATCGCTGTCGGCACCGTTCGTGATCGAGGCCGGACGAGAACCGACGATTGCCGTGATCGACGGAGTGATGAACTGCTCATCCATGAACTTGGCGATTGCGGCGGCAAGTTTTTTGCGCGCCCAATCTTCTACGGATGGACTACTGAAGCGGGCGAGCTCCTGAGTTACGCCGACGATCAACGCGATTTTGTTGAACGCTAGCGTCACAGCGTCAAAACTGCCTGCAGCAACCGGCTTGCTTTCGCCCTCGCCGACCCACTGGGCTGTAATGGCCCCAATGTCTCGGGGGATGCGCGTGTTAAATGGGACCCGCGTCAACCCGGTGATCTTGCCGAGGAACGTCATCGGCAACAGGTAGTCAACAAACTCCGAGGTGAGATTCTGCGCATAGACCAGCGGTGCGGCCCACGTCGTGCCGGTTGTCGTGCCATAGGCGACCGCCGCCTTTTGCGTCAGATAGTTTTCCACCTGCGGCCATTGTCCGCAGTATTGTCGCGCCACCGCGATGATATCGCGATGAAACTCGCGCGCGTGCAGTTGACACGCCAGCACCTTCATCAAGCCAATACCGGGCTCAAGCGTCGGCGCTTTTACCTGGATGACTTGCGAATGCATCTCTACGCCGCCGTTCGTTACCGGTTTGGCGGTGCTGATCAGTTCCTTCTCGATAAGCCGGCAGTCGCCAAGTTCGCGATCGACCGACTTGATGGTTGCCGAGTGTTCGTCGAATGAATTCTGCTCGGCCTCGTCCTTGGTGCGGTCTTCTTCCATGATCTTGCTTTGAATTGCGTCTCGCGCGGCCACCTCGGCGGCGCGTTTTGCTTCGAGGTCCTTGATCCTCTCGGCGTTGGTCTTCGTGGCCATTGTCCTGGCCTCCAATTTTAGGGAACGGGATGCCGAGACGCCGGCGGGTTTGTCGGGGTGGCCTGACGCGGCCGGGCTCAATGCCTGCGGATCGCCAGACGCGGCGCGCAGGCCTTGATCGATAGCGCGAATAGTGGTGATGGATGCTTCAGCGTTAGCTGGGATGGTGACGGCGGAAAGCTCCAGCCATTCCCATTCGTCATACTGCACGCCGCCGCCCTTGAGAAATGTAATCTTGTCGGCGACCTCACGAAATCCAATTGAAACGAATTGGACAAGTCCGGATTTTAGTGATTGCCACGACTCGTCCAAGCGGTCCTTTAATTTGCCTGGCTCCAGCACCTTGACCAATTTGGCCCTAAATGGAATTCCGTCATCCCTAGCTTCGGCCCAAACAACATGGCCGATCGGCTCGCTGGATTTGTGCTGCCACAGCAGCGGCATGGGCAGGCTGAACTTGGCGCCGTGCGGCATGACGATATCACCGACACGATCGGCCTTCGGCGTCGAGGCAATACCTTCAATGATGCGCTGCTCGTCATCAAACGATTTGATGTCCAGCACCGAATAGGCGCGGTTTAGTGTCATGGATTTCACCCTTTGGGAATTCAGCCGACAAAGAACATCTGGAAGGCCGGCGCCTCGTCCGGCTTGTTCTGCATCACCAGCGCGGCGTCGAACATCGCCATGGCGCAGTCGATCTTGGCGTCGCCGGCATTCTGCTTGGTGGCGCGGATGGCCGTCGCGGTCGGCTCGATCTTGACGTTGCCGACGCACCAGGACATCAGGCTCGAGCCGCTATGCCATAATGTACCGTTAGCCAGCTTGCGCTCGGTGCCTTTGATCGCAGTCATCATGCGATAACCCTGCGGCGCGCCGATCAGGTTTTTGTCGGCAACGGAGACTCCGATTTTTCCGAGTTCTTCCACGATTGAACCGAGTCCAGCAGGATCAACAGCGACAGCCGCCAGAAGATTTCTTCGCTTGATGTCGGAAATGATCGCAATGATGGCGGTGATGTCATCCAATTCGTCTTGGACAATGGTCAGTTCTCCATTAGTTTGGAAATCCTGCAGCGTTGCCGCGATGGTTTGCCTTCGCTGCAGGACGCTCTCGTGACACCAAGCATGCGACCAAGCCAGCCAATGTTTGGTCTCGCGGCAACGTCCGAGAGTACAAAGCCC